TCATAAAATCGACATTATCATTTGGTAGTGTCGATTTTTTGTTTTATCTTTGACCTAATCAAAAACCAAAGAAATTATGAATCAATCAGTAATCGCAGTATTTATCGACATGATGAACGCAAGACCAATATTAGTGTTTGACAAAACAAACAAACGAGTTGTTACCGAAGATAATAAAATAAACATCTTTCACACTGACAAATTTATCAAGAATTCAGATTATGAATGCTCAGATGAGGTGGTTGAAAAAGTGGTTGAAATGTTTAACAAAAAAAATACATTATATTGTATTGACGATTATCTTTTGGATGAGGGCGAATGTACCACAGAGTCAAAAGAAGTTATAATGGAAGGGCTACATCTTTTTTTATTCAATATAACAGAATAAATTTGGTAGTTCAAAATAATTGACTATCTTTGATGTATGATACAAGAAGACTTAAACAAGATAACGCAAACCGTCACGGGATACCCTGTAAAGGACTTACGTTGGAAAGCGGTAGACAACATCATAGTTGGTAGAGTTAAGTGTCCTATCATGGGCAAAGAAGATTTCAATGACGGTTTTATAACTGGCACTTGGAGGGCGAACGGTTCACCAATAAATTCAATAAAAGGCAAAGAAGATTTACGATTAAAGATTTAGCCATGAAAATTACATTTGTCTATAAAAATAAGACATATTTCCAAAAATTTGGAACGATGACTCTAAATGAAATTGATAGAATCAAATATAACTTAGCCGCAAACATACCATGTTGCTTAGATGATACTGAAGTTTTGCATGACACCAAAAAAAGAATTTTTTCAACGATTGATATAGATTCAGTTGGTATGTTCGATTATAGAGATAGCAATCTTGCTGTTATTTCAGGTGTTGCCTTATCTTGTGAACTTGGATGTGATGAGCATTTAGATGCTATCAATTCAGGAAACGAACATGATTTATTGATATTCATATAATGGCATATCCAAGAAATAGATTTGCATTATTCAAATATTTGCATTATATTTGTCCTAACAAAATAAAATAGATGGAGCTTGTATTGATAAAACAAAATTCGATAGAATGGGATTATATGTGGGATTGGGTTGCCAATCATCCAATAAACGAAAAGGTTGAAGTTGCTAGTGTTGCCCTTAATGAAGGTCAGGTTTGGGAGTATATGGGTAGTTTTAAGCAAGGTGAAAAAATGATTCATTCATTTAGTCATCGCTGTCACCCCAGACATAATCACCCAGTTGCTTTGCATGTAGCAGCGAGTGAAACATTTGATAATGACCAAATAGAGAAGGAACTAAAAATGAAATAAAATTATGAAAAAATTAGTTGTGTTTGCTTTCATGGTATTTTCTATGAACGCTTTTACCCAAACCATTAAACGTATTGATAAGCAAACACAACTCATCAAACGTGAATGTGATTTTGCAATCATTACCACCGATTCTATGACAACATCAACATTGCGTTCAATGAATGAAGCCCTAGAAGAAGTAAGCTGTTATAGCTCTCATTCAACATCAACAGCTATCATGTTTTGGTTTCATATTGATTCAATAGAACGGGTACAACAAAACTTAAATAATCTATTGGGTTATTTTATTGTAGAATAAATTTGGTAATACCACAAATATTTATACCTTTGCATTATAAAGGGTTTTTAGCTCAGTTGGTTAGAGTTACTCGCTCATAACGAGAAGGTCGCAAGTTCGAGTCTTGCAAGACCCACAAAAAAAAGTGATAATAAATTTGGTAGTATCAAATCTTTTTAGTAACTTTGTAATGTTGAAATGAATATGATTCTTTTAACAAGTTTGAACAGTTGACACATGGGATGTCGTAGGAACTAGCAAGTCTAGCCTATTATGTGGGTTCGAGTCCCACCTGTTTATCAAATACGGTCACGGCTATAGACGTGATTGTATCGGACCATCTAATAGTCTAGAATAAAGGGTGGTTCTGCGTATTAGTTCAGATGGTCAGAGCGGCCTCGCTCAAAGGGGAGGGTCGCAGGTTCGAATCCTGTATACGCGACAAATTGCATGGCTGCAAATCGGAGGGGTGGTTCCCTCAAACATGGCCATCTCTAATCATAGGGGTGGCCATTTTTATATGAACACATTTGTGTACATGGACCACCAAATACCCGATTTTAAGGCAACAAAAAAACCCCAGACAAGCTGAGGTTAAATTCTGATTAAGATTCTGATTAAGATTGACCGAATCTACCTTTATCAATCCAAATTAACTCCCCATCATTAGCCCATCCAGAAGCCTTGCTCATTGGGCGAATCATTGCCGAATATCCTTTTGATAAAAGGTTATTGATAATCTGATTACGTTTTCTGGTTGAGTATTTAAGAATCAATCCATGTTCGTATGGTAAATCGCTATATTTGCTATGCCAGTATCTAACCTCTATTTTTTTTTCCATGATGTAAAGATAAAACTATTTTTGGTATTAACAAATTATTTTAAACAAAAATACAAAAAACCCCCAGACTACAAAATCTGAGGGTTAAATTATTCAAAAGAAAACGGGTTTATTTGATATTCATAAGGGTTTTCAATTCAGCTTTTAACTCCTTCGCTTTTACACCACGATAAGTTGAAGCATTCGCAAGAAAATACCTAACAATCGAGTCAGCCGAGTCCATACCATATCTATCATTCGGCAAATTTAAGGTTGACATCGCTTGTAAGTAAGGCACAGCACCAAAATAAACACCATTTTTTGAAGTAGCTTTCCAGTCTTTGGAAATTTCAGAAGCAATTTGTGAAATAGTTCTCATCGTTATTTGTTTTTAGATTGTTTGATAAGACAAAGATAAACATAATATTGATATATCCTACTAATAAATGAAAATAATTTATTTTTTATTTTTATCAAAATAAATTAGGTGGTGTGAAAATTTTAACTATCTTTGTCTTATGAACAACAACAAAGCACCACCGAGTTAAAATCAACTTACATAATATTTACACATATAAATTTTTAATAACAAGGTTCAATACGAAACGATACCAGTAAAATGGTGTCGTTTTTTTTCGTTGATATATAAAAACATTCACGTAAGGTGGAGTATACTCTCTCACCTCGTCAGCGACCCGTTCACCAATTGAACAAGACAAATATAGATAAAAGATTTCATATAAAAAAATTTATTTCATTAGGATATCAATAAAATTTGTTTTATCTTTGACCTAATCAAACACAAAGAAATTATGAAAAACAGAGAAGAAATGATGGATATTCTTAGGAAAGCATATCCTAAGATGTTTTTAAAAACAACAGAAGAATTCAACGGTTCAAAAGGCGGTATATGGTCAAGCGGTGAAGATGGTTTAACTGCTAAGGACGGTTTTAGATTGTTTAATCATCACGTTGAAGATTACAAAGAAATTCGCTATGTATTTGGAGTCCATAATGAAATTGGAAACCTACTTGAAGAAAATGGCTGGTATGCTGAATGGTATGATGGCGGTACTATTATGTTTTGGGAAAACTAAATTTAGTTCAAATAAGATTTGGATAAGTGAAAACTTATCCTTATCTTTGACCTAATCAAAAACAAAGAAATTATGGATATTCTAATCATCAAAGCAAACGAAAAAATATTCTCGAATATCAACCCTAAATTGAAATTCGTAGAAAGCACAAAAAATACATCAATATTCAAAATCACTGAAAAGAAATTCATTGAGTTGCGAAATAAATTAAGGGAATTAGGTTTCAACCCTTACTCGATTATGAGTTGGTAAAATACTGTTTGATTGATTAATTTGGGGGAAATGAAAATTTCTCCCTTTTTATTTGGTGGTGTCGATTCTTTTGCTTATCTTTGACTTAATCAAACACAAAGAAATTATGACTCAATCAGAAATCAAAACCAAAATTATTGAACACGATGGAAAAGTGGATGAAATTTTAAGGTTTATTAAAAGCAGACCAAATTTAGAAATTTCTGTTGTTAATAAATTAAATAAAAAAGTAGATGAACTAAAATTTTTTAGTTCTGAATTCAAAAAGTTTGTTGAATAATTTCTCCCTTTTTATTTGGTGGTGTCGATTTTTTAACTTATCTTTGACTTAACAAAAACAAACAAAATGAAAGAATTTATTACAGACATATTAGTACAAATGCACAAAGAAACTACTACTGACAAATATGGACAAGTAGGTAGAAGTAATTTTAGACCAAGTTTATTTGGTGATAGAAAGGATGAAGTTGAAGAGTATTGTAAAAAGAATAAGGGGATACTCCAATACTCTACATATGGAGCAAGTTACGGAACTTATAGAGCATTTACCATTGAAGATAAAGATATTAGAAAGGCTTGTCGTGAGGCATTATCAACCAATGAAAACTACCTTAGAAATCTAAACTCTTGGTAGCTAGGAGGTATTATCAAAATAAATTTGGTGGTGTCGATTCTTTTGCTTATCTTTGACCTAATCAAAAACACAGAAATTATGGAAATAATAGAAGTTTATGTTAGAGGTAATGCTCATACACCATCAAGATTTTGGGATTATGCTTTACGTACCAATTGTAAAGAAGAAAGTGGTGGTGGAATGGACTCAGGATTTGTTTTCTCTCAAAAAGATACTGACCTTTACGCTTCTCTAACAGAAGATGAAAAATCAAAAGTTCGATTTTTATGGGTGAACGGTAAAAAAATGGTGTGATGGAACGTATTTAAAATTTGTGAAAATAAATTTGGTAGTTACAAATTAATTACTTATCTTTGACCTAATCAAACACAAAGAAATTATGACAATCGAACTAATCACAATCGAAGAACACAAAAAACTTCTTGGTATATTCACTGAATATCCAAATTTAACCTTACAAAACAAAGGTTACGAATACATAGACAAGTCAAAATTCTCCGATACGGAAAAAATCAAACATGAAGAAGTTGTGACTATTTTGAAAAAAACAATTCGTGGTTTCAGCAGTTTTTCAAACTTTTATATTGATAGCAAACAAAGAATTCAAATTCGTGTTCAATATGATTATAGTTGGGGTGAAACAACCATTAATTTTATTGGTGTTGGGTACGTTCTATTGGATGAACTGTTAAACGGTTTTGAAACAAAAATATGAAATTAAATTTGGTAGTTACAAATTAATTACTTATCTTTGACCTAATCAAACACAAAGAAATTATGACAGAACAAATTGAATTCTCGAAAGTAACTCTTAGAAAAGAAATTTCCTCACGCGGTGGTGGCATCGAAATTGACCTATCAACTTTAGGTTTCAAAGGTCAGAAAATGGCTGCATTCCAAAATTACTTGGGTGGTGGATTGCTTGGTAGGGTTGGCGTTAATGATACGTTGGGTATTAATATAAATATTAAGTTAACTGAAGAAGAACGAAAAAATTTAAGTGATATTGGTGAACAATTGAAACAACATTTCTTTAACCTAACTAATCCTGATACAGAACATGAAGGTCAAAGTTATGAACAAAATCAAATAATGCCAATATCAGCGTATTAAAATCAAATAAGATTTGGATAAGTGAAAACTTATCCTTATCTTTGACCTAATCAAACATAAAGAAAAAACCTATGAAAAAATTAGAAGAAATTGTAGAAGCATTAGCATTGAAAAGATTTCGTGGTGATGTTGGTGATACAATAAGAGCGCAAATGGTGTTCTTTAATGAACATGCTACTTTTACTGAATTTGAAAAATTCATGAATCTACGAAAAAAGGGTGCTATAAGTTGTTATAACGAACAATATGGTCATTTAACTCTTAATGCTTTGGGTAGTGTAATTACTGAATTTATAGTTGAAGTTATTTGGGTTAGAATGAAAGATGAATACATTGGGCTTGTGGTTGAAGAACTTGAAAGAACTGTTGATAATTCACCTACTATTACCGTAACTATTGACATAAACTAAAATACTGTTTGATTGATTAATTTGGGGGAGGCGAAAGTTTCTCCCTTTTTATTTGGTGGTGTCGATTCTTTTACTTATCTTTGACTTATCAAAAACAGAGAAACGATGAGTAGATTTAAAATCACAAAAACAAAAAGTGGAAAGTGTGATGTAACACTAACAATATTTGATAAAAATAATAGTATGATTGGGCAAAAACATAGTACATACGATGTTAAACCAACAATAAGGGAATTATTAAATTATGCTAAAACCTACAAAAAAGATGGTGCTAAAACAGTTAGGATAACAAACACACCAAGTTGTTGTGTTAAAACATATAACTTGTAATTGGTTATATTATGGGTATTTCCTTAGATTAATAAAAATAAATTTGGTGGTGTCGATTCTTTTACTTATCTTTGACTTATGAACGAATTAGATAAACGTGAGGAATCACTTAAGTTTTCCGAATGGAAACATGAAACAATCAAAAAAATTACACCAATGATTGTTAAGTTTTTTAGTAATAAGTTTTCACAAGATGATGCTAAAAGACTTGGGTTAATTATATACAATTTAAATAACCCATATTATGACGTTTTGGACTATAGAGGGGATAGATTAAGTATTACAGACATTATGGCTCTTAGAATCTTGTTAGAAATAATGGTTGAAGAATTCATAGAAAATAACAAAGAATAAATTTGGTGGTGTCGATTCTTTTACTTATCTTTGACTTATCAAAAACAAACAAACTATGTGGTACGAAATTTTAATCAATGGTTTTTCTTGGTTTATAAAGGATTTAACCTTTTCAAGTAATATTAAAATAGCTGAAAAAGTTGGGGGTGAACTAACAGAAGGTCGTTATACTCGCCAAGAAATGTCACAAATACGCCAACAAGTTAATGACTATTTAGAGTATGGTGCTAATAAAATGTTATCACATTTAAATAGAAGTGGTGCAAATTAAATTTGGTGGTGTCGATTCTTTTACTTATCTTTGACTTATGAAAAACAAACAAACAACACAAAAATTTAGAATACTATCTCCTGACGGATTCGAACTAAAAAGGGATGATAACGAATATACTCAAGAGCAAGTTAAAACAGAACTCGAAGAATTTACAAAAAGATTCGAAGCGCAAGGGTATTATTCATCCAATAATGGTAGAATTCCATTGGCTGAAATTGCAGAAAACTGTATGATTATACCGATTTAATTTGGTGGTGTCAATTCTTTTACTTATATTTGTCCTATGAAAAACAAACAAATGAATGAACAGTTAGATACACAATCAGAATCTTTAAAATCAATTCTATTGAAATCTGGTTTCAAACAAAATACTAATTTAGATAACGAATTTAAGAAGTCTAATTATACGGCAATTATAGATAATGGTAAAAGTGTTATTATAACAAAATATACCCCAAATACTAATAGATACCTCAACGATGTTAGAATAAACACAAAAGATGAATTATTATCTTATTGTAAAGAACATATTTGGATATAATTTACTTATCTTTGTCTTATGAAAAACAAAACAGCATATACATACAAAAGAAAACCAACAAAGGATGATTTTATCTATGGTCCTACTGCGCGACATTGCAAAGAATTTGATAGTGCGGTTTGTTTTAAAAAAAATGGTGACTTGAAATTACGTATCAAATGTCCTATTGATGGTTTCATTTATACACGTTCAAAAAACCAAACTATTGATAAACGTCACTATGTACACAATTGAGTACATGGGAAATTAAAATGAAGATAAATTTGGTGGTGTCGATTCTTTTACTTATCTTTGACTTATCAAAAACAAACAAACCATGAAAATTTTAAGAACAGTCGGGCAAATTACATTGAATGAAGGTAACCTTGCAGGTCAAGGGTTATTTAACATTAGCGATGAAAGCAATAATAATCTTTCATTGTGGTTTGATGCCGAAGTTAAAAATGAATACTTGGCAATGACCGAACAAGAATTCACCTCAGAAGCAACAGAAGCATTCAGAGTCGCCAATCAATACAATTAACAAAGATAAGAAAAAGATTTGGTATTTCCAAATCTTTTTTTCCTTTTATTTCATGGCAAAATATAAGCCATGTCGGAGTATACCTTTCGATTTAAAAATCGACCCGTTGACCTGACTGATTCAACACTGTAAAGATAAACAAAAATTCCGAACTACCAAATAAAAAACAAAATAAAATAAAATGAAAATAAATTTGGTGGTGTCGATTTTTTAACTATCTTTGTCTTATCAATCAATCTAAAAACATATACCATGATAAGCTACGAAAAAATAATGGCGATGAACCCGACTTCATACGAGAAGATGACCAATTCATTAGGTCAAGAAATTGACTTCTTAGAGCATCCTACAAAGGGTGATACAGCCGAAGTGCTAGTATGTTGCCACGAGTTAAAATTAATGGCTTACAGCGGCTTTATGGAAACTGACGATATGAAAGCTTCGCACAAAGAATATGAGCCAACATTTCAAGATGGTAAACTTTTTATTGGTGAGTTTGAGGATTAAAAATAAATCAAAAAATCGACATTATCATTTGGTGGTGTCGATTTTTTTACTATCTTTGTCTTGTTCAATTGGTGAACGAGTCGATTTTTAAATCGAAAGGTATACTCCGACCTACTTTATAGTCTACCTTATTTATAATCAATCTAAATAACGTTTAAAATTAGGTGGTGTCGATTTTTTGCTTATCTTTGTCTTAATCAAACACAAAGAAATTATGACTATCGAAACGTTAATTATGGTATGCTCAGTTTGGGTTCCCTGGGAGCTTGATGCAAGCGACTTGAAAATAATCAAGAGAAATTGTAACCTTCATTTCAAAGAAATCGTTAAGAAGCTATGGACAGCAGCAAATAAATAAATTATGAACTTACATACAAGAATCAATATGCGACCTCAAATAGTTAGAGCCATTATCGCAGCTGGAATAGTTAATAAGAAAGATACTACTTGCCCTATTTTTAACCTTACAGCAGCTTTGAGAGCAAATAAAATGTTATTAGACTTTTACCCATGAACAAAAAAGAAGTCTTTTTAGGTGGTATATTTTTAGTAGTCCTATTCACGTTATTTTATTTTAGTTCTTGGATATTTTATTGAAAATAAATTTGGTAGTGTCGATTTTTTGCTTATCTTTGTCTTATCAATCAATCTAAAAACAGAAATTATGAACTTACTCAAAGTATCCCTCAACTTGTTTGCCATTGCATTAGTTTTTGTAGCTTATTTTATAGCTACTTTAAATCTAAATGGTTTTATGTATTCTACATTGCTATGCATAGCTTTTGGAATATGGGCGTTTATATTGAACGTATTTTACGGCAAAGAATTATCAAAATAAATTTGGTGGTGTCGATTTTTTGACTATCTTTGTCTTATCAAAACAAACTATGAAACTTTTCCTTAAAGACCTCAAAGAAGCTTTTATTTTATTCGCATTGTGTATTTACACCTACTTAAAATAAAATGAAAATAAATTTGGTGGTGTCGATTTTTTAACTATCTTTGTCTTAACAAAAACAAACAAAAACAAAAAAACCTATGAAAAACTTAATCTTTTTACTGCTTATCACAATTTTCGGTGCAAACGTTAACGCATCAACTTTTGAAACCTTAAACATCAAAAGTCAGTACGAAATGTCTGACCGCAAACCAAAGAAGAAGAACCACAAGAAGAAGAGCCACAAGAAGAGCCACAAGAAGAGCAAAGCTGCAAAGAAAAAAGGGCTTGTTGGTCACGGTTGTAGAGGCTTAAAAGCACATCCAAACCACAAACGTTAAACATAAAAAAAAAGTCCCGAAAGGGATTTTTTTATGCCTTTTTATTTGGTGGTGTCGAATTTTTTACTATCTTTGTATTGTTCAATTGGTGAACGGGTCGCTGACGAGGTGAGAGAGTATACTCCAGCCTACCTTATATTTTTTTAACCCTCAAATAAAAAAAGTTATCAACAAAATTAGGAATTGTCAAAAAGTCAATTTGTTAATAACTTGTTAATAAACAATATTAGGATATATCAATTATTATTATCATATTTGCACTGTTCAAACGTTTAGAACATCCCAAAATAAAAATAAAATAAAGTGAAAATAAATTTGGTGGTGTCAATTTTTTAACTATCTTTGTCTTATCAATCAATCTAAAAACAGAAATTATGAAACGTGTAACAGAAAAAGAACTTGCTGCTATCCTTACTAGTGTTGAACTTGTCAAAGGAATGCCTACATTTGCTTCAGTGCTTCAGCAAACAGAGCCTAAAGTAACTGTAAAAAGTCGCACTACGGGCGAAAAAAATCCATACGGTAAAATCGTAAAGGTTTCAAAGGTGTCAATACTGCTTAATAGCGAATATGAGAAGGCTGTAACGAATCAATTAGGTCGCGAAGGCAAAGAGTCCACCGAGTACAAAAAAGGCGTTAATACGATGCCTATCGAGTTTGGCGAGAACAATAATTTTATTGGAACGTTCAAAGGTGAGTTTGTTTTACAATATCGTCCGAATGATAATAGCAAGCCTGAAACTGAATATTTCGCTGACGGCATAAGAAAAAATAAATCTGAATTGGTTGACTACTTACCAGTGCAGGCTAGTGCTGAAAATCAAGGAACTGAACGAGAGATTTTTTGGAGAAAATTGTATCTTAAAAATGTTTTGGAGTTGAGCTTTCAGAATGAAACGTACAAAATAATTCGTTAACAAAAACATAGAAGTTATCCACATGAAATTGTGGATAACTTTTTTTCATTTTATATTAGGTTATTAAAAAAAGTTTGCGTACATTTGTTCTAGTGGTGGTGATACCCCCCCCTATACACCCCCCCCTACGGTACCCCCCCCTCCGTTACCCCCCTTGTATACCCCCCCGTACCCGTACCATATAGGGGCTATGATGTCGTTCACGAAATTTTTCCAGAAATTTTTTCGACCTTATAAGAGAGGGGTACTTATTTTAAAAATTTTTTTCCAGAAATTTTTCACTTAAAAAAACATACTATATAGATTAGATATTTATGATTACATATGGATGAACACAATTATAACGATGCGATGAACACTTTAACGGAGTGGGCTAAGAAGGAGGGATTTAAGCGAGTTGTCGTAGGTGATTTTATAAATTCAGAAATCACGTGGGGAGGTGAGAGTTTAAATACTCCTATGGAGATAAAGATAGAAAAGAAGTATTCTTTAGAGCTTCAAATTTACGCATTATTACATGAGTTGGGTCATCATCAGTTGAGGAAGGATTGGACTTTATTTGAGTTAAGGTTACCTATATCGGCCCATGCAGAGCTTGTACATTTACAAGAGCGTAGTGGTAGATTAAAGCGTGGTATAGGTTATAACGTATCGTGTATGGAGGAAGAGTTCAAGGCTTGGGAAGAGGGGTATAAGTTGGGAAAAGGTTTAGGAATTTCTATAGATGATAAAGCGTGGTATAAGTTCAAGTCTAAGTGTTTGATTGGTTATATGCGTTATTATTCAACGAAGAAATAAAATTTAGATTCTTCGTCTTGCGTTGATTTTGGCTCTAAGGATATCTTGTCTTTTTTCAAAGTCAGATTGATTTTGAGGGTCCATAGATATTGCGGCTTTTGGTTGAGGTTCTTGTCCAGTATTTAGGAATGTTTGCCATTCGGTATCGGACACTCTTCTACGCAATTTGGTTTCTAGGTCTTTTTTTTGTTTATGAGATTTCATTTTATCGTTCATATTTGCCTGAGATATTTCTGGGGCGTTTCCATCTTGATATGAGTTGGCACCTAGGAAGTCTAGAATTTCTTGTCTAAAGATAACGAGTGCTTTATTTGCGGCATCTTCTGCTGGGCTTGCTCCGATAGCTTTGCCATTTTTACCAGCTTTAACGAAGCAATATCTAGCGACATTTTGGAATGTTTTGCATGTACCGACATCGCTTGGTTGGAAAGGACCATTCATTTGGTTCATATCACCGCTACTTCTTATAGACTTGGTTTTTATTTGGCCATCATGACGGAATTCTACTTGATAGAAACCATCACCTTCTGTAGGAATTGTGAAGTAGTTATCATCGGGGAATTTGGATTTAAATTCTCCAGCGATTTGTGTTGCTTTGTTTATTCTAAAATTTATTTTATTTAGGTCAGTTTTACGGTTAGGTTCGCTTAGGCTAGAGTATCCGCTGGCTGCTTTTATTTCTGGTTTTTCGTCATAGGGTAGATATTTTGTTCCTTCGTTGATACCTTGATTAAGGTCCAAAATCATTTGAACGTTATTACCTTGGTTGATTAGGGTTTTGAAACCAAAGCTTTCATAGAATGATACGAGTTCATTTAGGGGTAATCCTGATGAGTCTGTTGGGGAGGCGTTAAGGTATATCATATCTAGGCCCAATCTTTTTATTTTATTGATACCTCTTCGCATGAGTTCTTTACCGAGACCTTTTCTTCTGGCTTCGGGGTTTATTTTGATATGATTTATGCGAACAAATTGGTCATCGATAAAAATATCATCATAATCTTCTTCGGGCATATCATCACTAAAATACCAATAAGCGTTTGTCATTATATCGGCTGTAAAGTGTCCAAGTTCTTTACCGTTATGTATTGCTGTTATTGAGAACACATCTTCATCTTGTTTTTCGATAAAGTTGAAGTTGTTTATATTTTGAGATTCGTTTAGGTTTTCGATATTTTCATCAACGGACATAAGAGCGTCATAGGCTTTAACGTTAAAGCTATCTAATATTTCCATGAATGGTGTTCTTCGGAGTGTTTTGAAGACGATATTTTCTAGGGAGAATTCGCCACCATTTTCTAGGCCAGCTTTTCTCATTTGTTTTATTTTATCTTTAAGTTTTTTGGATTTATCTACTACTGTTTGGAATTGTTTATTTTGATAATCGTCACGAATATCTTTTAGGAAACCAATAAATTTCTCAGCTTTATTTTTAACATTTTTTTTATCTAGTTGAAAGGCTTTTGCTTTAGGTTTTTTGACCCATTTGTTATTGATGATTGAATATACGGCAGTTGCTGTTAGTTTTTGGTTTGTATCTTGAACGTACATTTCCACTGGGTAGTCGAACAATTTGATATCATGTTCTTGATTCCACAGAGTTTTTTGTGAGTTGAAGTATCCTTGGATTAGAATAGGTTCGGCTTGAAATTGGTTAAAGTTAATAACGACATGAATATCTATATCTGAGAATTTCGACCAATTAAAATTAGCGAGAGAGCCAGTGAAGATGATATCTTTTATTTTGGTACCTTTGGGTAGTTCAATATCTTTGATAAATCCATTTGCGATTTTCAGGAGTTGTTTTTGAATTTTCGGGTCTAGGTTTTCATTTGGCCAAAGTTCTGTATTAAGGGTATCTTTGATTTTAAAACTATCTAGAACATCTATTGGGACTTTGATTTCTTGGTTTAGGTTATCATCGAGGCTGTTGGAAATCTCTTCAATTTCGTCTATTGTGTTAGGTGTATTGAAGGGTTTTTGATTTTCGGTTAATTGGTTTATCGATGGTTTTAAGAATTTCATATTACTAGATTTTTCTTTTATAAATATTTGGTTATTGTTAATAAGTTTCGTACCTTTGGTTAAAATATAGAATAATGGCAACAGTTTTAGAAAAAGACATTATACGTGAGACTTCGGTAAAGTTTGATAACCGAGAAATTCAGGTTACTCTTACTGAGAAACAAACCGTTTTCATGAAATTGAAGGGGATGAAATCTGGTGGTTTAGAGATTACCATAGAGGATTTATACAAACAGTTAAAGGGCGATGTCCCAGATGACTCACCAAAAACGGTTGTAACAAATAATGATGGTGAAAATGATGGTGAAAATGATGGTGAAAATGATGGTGAAGAGTTAGTTGATAAATTTGATTTATCGGATTATAAGGGGGACAAGACATTTCTTATTTCTTTGCATGACATCCGTCATGCGGCCATGATAAATACGTTTGATATGAACACCAAGATTAAGGTTGACGGATTTTTAGTTGAGTTAATAAACGCACGTAGGGCTTTTAGGGATAAAAAATCATGATAGAAAACTACACCAAAGGACTGCTTGATGATAACATTTTGCTTGATGAATTTATCGGGACGAGGGGTTTGGAGTCTTATGAATTAAGATTTCACGAATCTTGGGATTGGTTGATGCCAATTACTAGGAAAATAAACAATTTAAACAAGGCAACTCAGTTTGCTATTTTCAAGACATATGTTTCGTGTACTGTTGAGAAGGGGAGTAAATTTTATAGAGATTTCTCATATTCGAATGCTGAGTATATAACGTCAGAACAAAGCGATATTGAGGCTGTTTGGAAGTTGGCTGTTGATTTTGTTCGATGGTATAACAATACAGTTGATAAAACGGAATAAGTTAGTATTTTTAATAAAAAATTACCTATGAGAGATTATTTAATTATTTTATTTTTATCGTTCGGTTTGTCTGGTTATTGTCAATTAGATTTCGAAACAATAAACATTCGTTCTAGTTCGGTGTATGGTATTTCTTTTCCGTTAACGAAGAATATGACATTACAGGAGGCATCTAGAAAGAATAAGTTACTAATAACTGACAATCACAAATCAGAGACCATTAAAACGTTTATGTGTTTTGTTGACAGTGTGGGTTATATTGTGACGAAGTATTTGGTCAACGGTATTGTTGAGGACGAGGAAACCATTTTTTTCAAGATATTGTTGATAAACACTTTAGTGGATGTTGATGAATTGATTGTGGTAATAGCTTTTAAAGATAGGGGCGTTAAGAAAAACTATATTTTTATTTTAGATTATTACGAAGACAGTGGGTGTTATCAATTTGTAATATTGGAGCCAGACTATGAAAATAAGTTATGGGTTGGAAGGACTTTATTGGAACCAGAAATCGAACATAACAAAATATTCTTTGAATAGGGTTTATTTTTTCTTAGGTCTTTTATTGATAACGGTTGTTTTGGTTGTTGAGTTCTTTCGTTTCTTTTTATATTTTTTGATTTCGAAGATTCTTTTGGAGTCTAATTTTATTATTAGATTGTAGGGTTCTATTGTTAGGATAGATAAATCTAGGGACCATTTATATTTGGAACGTTGTTTATGTATTTGAAATGACTCTGCGATATATTCTTCTACTTGTTTTGGGGTCCAATTATTAACCAAAGCTAATTGGTCGAACACTATTTTGGCTTTACCCATGGCCAAAGCTCGGCCAATGTGTTTAACTTGGTGACAAATTGGGCATAATGATATGAGCCCGATTAGTTTTTGTATATGATTTTCGTCATCATATTCCCAAATTTCATGACATTCAACATTATGTTTAAAACCTTGATTTTTACCGATTTGATTACAAATTTCACATTTATGGTCGGCTGACTCATAAGATAGCATACGAATTTTATTCCATTGTTTTGTTGTTACGGTAGTTCTAACGTTACTATAATGGCAAGTAGTTGGGATAAGTTCGATTGAGAGTTTTGGTTCTTTAGATTGGATAGACATGGAATTTATCTTTAAATACGCTTCTAGGAATCAAATAACCATGAGTTTTGCTATTTAGGTCTCCAGCGTTGGTAATAACACGAAATTTATTTTCGTTGATTAAATTTTTTAGGTTTTGAGTTTTGATAAACCATACTTGGTTTAAGAATTTGAAGTAGGTAACAAACCAATCGGCTTGTGTTGTTTCGATACCAGAGGGTTTATCTCGACAATTAAATTCCACGAACATATTGCCAGTATCTCTTTTGGGGATGCATAGAACATCTGTTTTTATTTCATATGTTTTATATTTGTTTTTTATTTTCATTTTCAAATCATATTTAGAATCGTTGTTGAAGTTGATAAATTCCCCACCATTTTTTTCCAAGAAACCATTTATGATTTTTTCACCTTCATTACCCAAAATCAAATCTTCTCTAAAGTTCAAATTAGCCATTAATAATTATAAGCCATAATTTGAAAAAATCAAGATATTTATTAGAAAATATGTTATGAAATTAAAAATGAGTGAATCACAATTCAATAGGGTAAAACCTAGACTAACAGAAGAAAACGTTAGCCAATACGGTAAATCGATAAAACCTTTTTTTTACACAAACAAAATAAGTTTCAAGGGTTATGAAATCGATGAAATCACTTCAGCTGAGGTGTTGGTAAGATACAAAATCGATATAGATTTAAGAAAGTGGGGTATAAAAGGTATATCGCTTTATGATATAGTAGGAAACCCTAGTATTGAGGTTGAGGTGAGTTATTATGTAAACGAGCAGTTACAAACTGAGATAGTTAATTTACCAATAAATTGGGGGATGGTATCACAAGATGAAACAACTGGGGGTGGTGTTATAACTGTAGGTGACGAGATAGATTTTTTTCTATCTAACGATGACCAAGGTGGGATTGTTGTTGAAAGAATGACCTTGGAGGTTTATAAGTTATAAAAATTTTGTTTCTATTTATTTTTTTTGTAACTTTATCATCATGAAAAAAGCATATATCATATTATTATTATTTCTGATAGTTTCTTGCGAGAAAGAACCTATTTACCCGACTGACGAATTACCAGCCAATACTCCTAGTTTAGATGCGTTTACTGGTATTAGTATGTGGGGTGAGTTCATCATCATTGATGCGGTAATGTATTTAGATAACCATGAAACTGGTCAAAAACTTGTGTATAACCATTTTGGTCCTAATAAAAATATTTCAAGTTTAAGATTAGGCCCACCAATTCGTGAAATCGAAACGATTATAAAAAATCAAACTAGTTTTTCTTTTTACAGACCCATTGGGAGTTCTAGATACGGGGATTTTGTTTTGAATTTAGACACAACAAAAAATTATGAGATAATTTATATGGGTCCACACACTACAATAATTGAGCCTAGAGTTAATTCTCAAGGGCTTTTACATGGTTCTGGGGGTACCTTTTAGTGGTCAAACGATTAGTATTGCTGATAGTACGGTTAGTATTCAATTAATGGAAGTGCAGGGGAGTTTAAACGGTTACAATATTCGTTATTGGACTCAATTGAGATTAAAGAAAATTCGTTCATGGTAAGAAAATATTTATCATTTTCACGATAAAATTTTTCTCGAAGCAAAAAACAGTGATTAGTGTATCCAATAATCGATTTTTCAAAACATTATGAGAGTTCTTTTCTGACAAGAAGAATGTTAAACCACCGTCCACTGTAATCGCTCTTTTAAAGCGCGTATTATGTTTAACTCGCGTAACTGGGTAGTTACGTTCCAAAAAGTTAATAACCATTTTTTCATCAAATTCAGAATACATACACAATAAATATTATATGAACTCTAAGAACACATACGATAATTACATTTTCATGGCAATCTGTGAAGCGAGTTTAGAAAATTATAAACAGAGTGGTTTTCCAACCCATTTCGGTTTTTGTAAATATATAAAAACTTTAATCTTGAAAGGGGGGAAAATTAATCATTTATTTATGTATATAGTAATATATAAGTTGGACCTTATTTTCGGTATGGATGCAGAGACTACAGGGGGGTATATTAGAGATTTTTTTTCAATGGACAAATTCTTGATATTCGAAAAAGTTGTAATTGACACCAATAGACATTACCCGATAAATTTTTAACTCAATAAAAAGGTTTGTAGGTAATTTTACCTAAGGAATATTCTTTTTTCTTAAACTCTAAAAATTCATAGATGGTTTTTTGTATTACATTATCTGGAATAACATCGGTAAAAACATCAACTAACGATTCAAATATTTCACACTTAGCATATTCTGCGCTTCTAGGTACTGCACTAACATATAAGAAAAAAATAGTTTGGCTATTGAGGTGTTCTTTATTAAGATAATTAAAAATAAGTTGAGAGTCGGACATTGATTTTTTGAATAAAATACAGTATATTTATAACTATAACAAAAATTAAAAAACAAGTAAATGGCATTAGAAGTAACAGACGCAAATCTCTCTGAATTATTAGAGGGGAATGAATTAACAGTATTAGATTTTTGGGCACCGTGGTGTGGTCCTTGTAAGACTTTGGGTCCTATAATCGATGAATTGCATTTAGATAACATAGGTACTGATAAATTAGCTATCGGGAAAGTCAATGTAGATGAAAACGATAAGGCTGCAATTAAATATGGTATTAGGGGTATTCCGACAATACTATTTTTAAGAAATAACGAAGTTGTTGAACGAATGACTGGTCTAAAAACCAAAGATGATATTCAAACAGTAATAAATTCATTATTATCATAAAATTTAAGGGTCCCATATGGGACCTTTTTATTTGGTGTAGATATTTATAGATATGAAAAAGAAGATAATCATAACTGAGGCTCAAATGACTAGATTGACAGCGACAATAAAAGAAGTTTCTATTCACGCTAGTTTGGTAAAACGTGTAAAAGAAGAATTGGATAAGAATTACGAACCAATTGAAAAATTTATGCGTGAGGGTGGTGAATATTTTGAAAAACCAATGATTCAAGTAAAAGCTGATGGGGAAGTTATAACACCAAAGGCGTTGTATGAATATTTAAAATTCAAATATAAAGTAGGTGAAGAATTTACGAAACAAATCGTTCGTGATTGGATGTATGGTGGGATAAATAATGACTTTCATTTGTCAAAGAACGTTCAAGTTAGTTAATGAAATGGACCTCAAAACGAAAATCATAACTGTACTCAAAGAGTTTTATGGTGAATTTGAAACTAATTTAGAACATCAATATGAGAATAAATTAACTGAGAATCTTATTTCAGGGGCCAAGAACAAACGTAAGCAGTGGGCCACTTACAATCAAGTAATTTTAGAGTTGAAGCATTCTTTAAAAGATAATTTACTAGTAAAGGAATTACAGTATAAATTAACTGATGAGGGAAACCCGAACGAGATTATAATAGAAACCATAGAGCGAGTAAAAACCTTTACTCCAGAGTTAGAACGGTTATATTATAAGATAAAAAATTTCTAAATGCATATTTTCGAAGTAGATTATGTAACAACGTTACCCAAATCAGGTAACGCTCCCAGTTTAACTATTAGTGGTGATGAAAATAAAACTTTCCTTGTTGGTTTTTACGAATATGGTGTTGGGTTAATTAGTTCTGGTTATTGTAAAACAAATCAGACTATTTATTCAGAATCGAGACAATGGTATACCGAATGGTTTATTAGGGTTGAGGATGAAGAAGGGGAGGTAGTTCACCAAGAATTTTTTGATATAAGAAACAAGAAAGTGTTTATAAAAATGGATGCGTATGCCTTGGGTGATAATATAGCTTGGATACCATATGTAGAGTTATTTAGAAAGAAACATAATTGCACAGTTATTTGTTCAACGTTCCATAATTATTTGTTTATCCAAGACTATCCTGAGATATTATTTGTGGAGCCCAACACTGTAATAAACAACATTTATATTCAATATTATATAGGTGCCAGTAATGATGGAAACACAATTTATTCACCATTTAAAGTAAATGAGATACCTTTACAAAAAGTTGCTTCTTCAATTTTAGGGTTAGATTTTGAAGAAATAAATCCAAGGTTATTTAGTACTAAAAAAACGTTATCGATTGCCAAAAAATATGTTACCTTATCAGAATTTGGGAGTACAGAAAATAAATCTTGGGGGTATAAAAATGGGTGGCAAGAGGTGGTTGATTTCTTGGTTAAGAAGGGTTATAATGTTGTTGTTATTTCAAAAGAGAAAACTTCTTTGGTGAACGTTATTGATTTGAGTGGTAATATTGAATTAAAGTCTAGAATCACGGATATACAACACGCAGAATTTCATTTGGGTGTTAGTTCTGGGTTAAGTTGGTTGGCTTGGAGTTTGGGTAAGCATGTGTTTATGATTAGTGATGTAACCCCCATTTGGCATGAATTTCAAAGCAATATTTCTAGAATTTGCGCTAACGAATTAGAGTCGGTAGATTATAACGCTGAGGGTCAAACTAAACCAAGAGAAGTTATTAAAAAAATTTTAGAAATGGGTTTTTAAAGATATTTATCTATAAATAACATTTATTCTTAAACTGTAATGATGGGAACTAATATTTTTTTATTAAAACCTAGTTGTGGTAAAAAATCAACACTTGACAAAGCATATAATCAACACGTAAATAACATTTTAACTACGATAAACGAGGATGAAGAAACTCGTTGGGAAACTTATAGTTTAATAATTGAATTCTTAATCAGCCAAGGTAAAAAAGAATATTTACCAGAACTTAAGTATAGGTTTTCTGATGGGGAGAATCCAAATTCTGTTATATTAGATATAATAGAAAGGGAGCGAGATAATGTTGATAACCTAACTTTTTTATTAAAAAGAAGAATTGAAGAATATTTGGAAGAAGATTTCGTAAAACGATTTTTTTAAATAGACTTGTCTTATTAATTTTTTTTGAGTATATTTGTTTACTTATGAAAGAAATTAGTGTAACAGACCGTTTAACATTTTTAGCTGAAAGTTTTGATATTTTTGAGTGTGGCCTTGACAATACTGGGGGTTCCAGTGCTGATAATAAAGTTCTTGAAATGACGGAAGCTGGTTATACACCACAGTTGGTATCTACCACTAACGGGAAAGTGATGGCTATTATTTCCACCAAAGTGAATGAAAAAAATCGTATTTTAAAACACATTAGTATTTGTTCTGAAGTTTTTACCGATATGATAGTGTCAGACCCAACGGAAAATAAGATTTATTTACAGTGGATGTTAACTGTATTTAGTAGATTTTTGAGATTTGGTGAGAAAACCAATATATTATCTGCCATTAGGTTTGTTGAAGAAGATTTACCTCAAGCTAGTTCTTATCTGGTTTTATTTGAAGAAAATAAACGAAAGAAAAAATTTAAAGAATTATGTCTTTCAACTTATAGTCTTAAACAAATTATCGACCCAACAAATATCAATCAGTTTAAATCGTTATCTCAATTATTTGATGCTGTAGACCCATTTATTGAAAAAGAGCCAAGTGCTGTTGAACGGACCATGCAAAAATTTGTTGATTCTGGCCAAGCTTTAATACCAGTAAAGGATAGAAAATTCACGTTATTCATTCCAAAGACTACTGAGGCTAATGTTGTTTTTGATAATTTTGCCAACTGGTGTACAGCAAAGAAAGGTAATGGTATGTTTAATAGTTACACAACTAGGAATAAAAAACCTAACGGTGAAAATTCAGATATTTATATTATAGTAGATAACAAATTTTTCACTGGTGAATCGGAAGAAATTTATCAAATTCATTTTGAAACAAATCAAATAAAAAACAAAAGTAATTCTTCGAACGTAAACATATATGAGAATATTTTGTCGGAAAGCGAAAGTTTGAGTATTTATTTTTACGAGACATTAATGAAAATGGCTAAAGAGTTTAAGCAAGGAATTGACCAAAACAAATATTTAGACAGTTTAATAAAATTCGGTTTTTCCGAAAGCTTATTTGAAATGTTTCCAATAGATACACCATCTATAAAGATAATGAAAAGAGAAATACCTAAGTTACCAGATATGAATAGATTTAAAAATATTGACCAATTAATTATCACTGACGCTAAGTTGGTGGAATTACATCCGTCTGTATGTAACTTAAATACACTTAATATATTGGTCTTAACGAATAACAACATTAAAACATTACCAGTTGAAATAGGTCAGCTTAAAAACTTAACCTTTCTTAATGTAACGGGCAACCAAATAAAAGACTTTCCATCTGAGATTAAGTATTTAGATAAAAGCAATGGTGGGTCGCTATATAGACTGGCGGTAAAAGAAGAACAAATAGGAGCAGAAAATTATCAAAAATTAAAACGGTTGTTACCAGAAACAATCATAAGTTAACGATAAAGGTTCCAGTAACGGAACCTTTTTTTTTTATAACAAATTTCCAAAAACTAAAAAATATGAAATGGAAAAGAAATGAAATAGTAATCGATGAACCAATAAATGATTACTTAGAAAAATTATTTGATTTAGAATTAAATAAGAGAATGATATTGAAAGTATCTGTAGGAACTGACTCACAAAAATCTTCAGGTAAAGGGAATTATAAATTCGCCACTGTAATTTTAATCACAACAAGTGAAGACTTGGGTGGCGGGGTTATTGTTGGTAGAGGTGCTATGGTTATATCAGGTATTTATTACAACCAATTTAAAGCTAGAGGTAACGATAAAGAATTGGTAAATGAAAGAATGGTTTATGAAGTAGGTAAATCTGTTGAGGTTGCTTATGAAATAGCACCTTTATTAGATTTGTATGATATACCACTTGAAATACACGCAGATATCAACCCTGACCCGATTCACGACTCTAATAAAGCGTTACAACATGCTATTGGATACATATTAGGTATGGGTTATAGTTTCAAAATAAAGCCAGAAGCTTTTGCAGCATCAAATGCCGCAGATAGAAAATGTTAATTAATTTTAGCTTAGACACAACTTTTTAAGTTTTGTTAGTATTTATTAGTAATAATAAGATTTTCAAAAAAACCCTTAAGAACATGTCAAACGAAAAAAGAACAGTTAAAATTAAAGAAAACGATTTAGTTGATTTGATTGATACCATGCTTACTGAAGCAATTTCAATAAAAAAACAAGAATGGATTAACGAACAAAACAAGAAGCAATCTTCAAAGACAGCTCTTTTGGAAGGTAGAATCGCAAAATTGGAATCTCAATACACTTCTTTACTTCAAAACAAAAAGAAGTAATTCTTTAAAAAATAAAAATAGCTAGGTTACTTTATTGTTTCCTAGCTTTTTTTTATGGGCCTTACCATATACTTATAATAAAGTTTTATATGGAAAGGGTAATAGAAAAATTGGTTAGAGAATTAGAACCATTAATTTCGAGTGTTGTAAGGGATGAATTTATAGTTGCCACTGAAACAGCGTTTGATTGTATTTTTGATGGTACATCAAAATTTTATCCATGGAAAACCCCAACCAATATCCCAAAGAAATTTAAAATCGGTGTCATTGTTGGTAGTAGCGGTTCTGGTAAATCAACTCTAATTAAAAATTTTGGTAAAGAAGAACAACCTATTTGGGATTCTAGTAAATCAGTAATATCACACTTCGAATCTCCAGAAGATGGAATCAATAAATTAAGCTCGGTTGGTTTCAATTCTATACCATCGTGGTATAAACCATATCATGTGTTATCCAATGGTGAGAAATTTCGGGCTGATTTAGCTCGAAAGCTTAAATCTAACGCAGTTATCGATGAATATACTAGTGTTGTTGATAGGACTGTAGCCAAAGCTGCTAGCGTGGCTCTTTCGAGGTTTGTCAAAAATAATGATGTTGAGAATGTAGTTTTATGTACTTGTCATCGAGATATAGTTGATTGGTTGGAACCAGATTGGGTAATCGATACGGACACGGGTGAACTCTTGGACGGTTTTTTTTTGTCCGACCCAAAATCACTGTTAAAATATATCGAACAAACTATGGTAGTTGGGGAATGTTTAAAGACCATCATTATTTAGATGGGAATATAAATAAAGCTTCTAGATGTTATGTGGGTGTATGGGAAGACCAAGTAGTTGCTTTCGCAGCTGTTATAACTTTACCTAGTGGTACGTTGAAGAATGCTTGGCGAGGACACAGAACGGTTATATTACCTGAATTCCAAGGTTTAGGTATTGGGGTTAACTTTTCTAATTCAGTGGCTCAAATACACCTTGATGAAGGTCATAGGTTTTTCTCTAAGACTTCACACCCAAGACTTGGTTTATATAGGGAAAAATCTATATTGTGGAAACCAACAAGTAAGAATCGTAAGTTTAGGTCAGATGTAAAAGATGGGATGAATTATAAAAACCACCTTTACGATAATAAAAGGATTTGTTTTTCACATGAATACATCGGAAAAATTAATAAGTAAATTGTGTTGTTTTATCCAGATTAATTTCTTCGAAGTTTTTTTGACCAATAAACTGATTTAATAACTGGTGTTAAAATATCGCCAATAATATTAATTAACTCAATACCGATTAATGCTGAACCGATAATTTCTTTTGTTGCTGAAGCGACAACCCCAGTAAACCATGTTAAAATAGGTACTATTTCAAAAGTTGACAAAGCTAATTCTTTTAATTCTTTAAACGTATTAAAAACACCAGAAATACCAGCAATTATGTTTGTATTTTGTAGAATGAAGTTAACACCACCATTTATTATTTTACCAAAAACGGTTTGTTCAAGGTACGATAGTAAAGTTAAAAAACCCAATATCATTAAAAACCCTTTCCACCCAGTTTCAGATGAAACTGATGTTGCTACTTTTTCAATGTGTAACATCAATTTTTCAAATTTATCGGTAAAACCAGATATTTTATTATTAATAATGCCTACAATTTTTATAACACTTTGTTTTATTTCATTAATGGTCTTTAATAATAATTTTTTAATAGATAGTATAGCATTAACCATTAATTCTGGGTCTAATAAGAGGTCTTTAAATAATTTAGCAATATCCTTTAGATTTGTTATACTATCAACCACCTCCATTGCTTTTTCTTTTCCCTTACCAACAATATTTCCAACATATTTATTGATAGAGTCTAACAAGTTTTCAACAATTAATTGTTCGGTTATTATTTGTTTTCTTAAGTTTAATGAATAATTTTCATTTAACTCTTTTTTTATACCTAGAATATGTTCAACATAATATGAATTATTAATCAAAGATAATGATTCCTCAGATAACTGAATTTTACTGTTATAAATAAACAATTCCTCTTTTAAAATTTTTTTTATATTATACATTTGTTTGACATTTTATTTATATTATTCCGAGATTATTTATCATAATTTATTAATTATTTGTTCAGGAATATAATTCAGGGTGTAATTTTCCGTACTTTCTAATTATAACTCCAGCGATTGAATTAGCTTCATTTTCAATTGGGCTACCATCTTCACCATCTTTTGCTACATTTACAAGTCTACCTTCTAGGTTTTGTTTATGGTGAACAAGTTCATGCGCTATGGAGCGACAAACATCTATTATCGCTCTATCTTTAGCGTAGACCATAATAAACCCATCTAAATTATAATAAGCTGTTGTTGTAAGTTCTTCTGTTCTTTCGAAAGCTAATTTGACTTGAACATCGTCATTGATTTCTAAATATTCTTTAGCAAAATTAACAAAATTAGCCACTTGTCTAATAACTTTATCTTCTTGTGACATAAGAGCTTCTCTAAGGAGATTTTTAATTATTGGTTTCATTGTTTCATTTAATTTTGGGTATCTAATCATTGAGTCTTTAAACTCATAGCTTTTATAAATACCTTTATTATGTTTAAAACCAAAACGTTTATAGAACTGGACCAAACGATTTTTATTCCCACCAAAATCAGATGCTGGGGTTAGAGCAATGATTTGTTTATTACGGTCAGCGTAGCTAACCAAATCTTCCATTATTTTAGTACCAACACCAGTATTTCTAAAATCGTTTTTAATAACCACTCTAGATAATATAAGGCTTGTTTTATTTTCATAAATATCCAACCCATCTAAGTATGGTTCGTATCTATTTCTTAAAATTTCCTCAATCATAGTAATAAATATAAAAAAAGGCCCAAAAAAATGGGCCTTTTATTATTTTGAAATTATTCCATCACTTTCTATGGTTATAACTTCTTTGTCGGGGTCAAACCCTATGTTGATTGTCTCACCTTCGGTAATCTTTTCGTTAAGAATCTCATCCGCAATAGCATCTTCAACATAGTGTTGAATTGCTCTAGCTAGAGGTCTCGCCCCATAAGCTTCGTCATAACCTTGTTTGGCCAAATATTTTACAGCTTCGTCACTTATTTTAAGTTTGAAATTCATCTCCAATAGACGTTTCTCAAGGTTTTTAACTTCAAGAAATATAATTTTATGTATATCTCCTTCGTTTAGAGGTCTAAAAACTATAGCTTCGTCTATACGGTTAAGGAATTCTGGTCTAAACTTCTTTTTTAAAGCTTTCTCAATTATCTCTCGCGCTTTATTTTCCTCGTTCAGCATATTTGTAGGTGTTTCAAAACCCAACCCTTTTCCGAATGAATTAACTTCTCTAACTCCGATATTAGAAGTTAGAATAATCAAAGCATTTTTGAAATTTACTTTACGACCTAACCCATCAGTTAATTGCCCTTCATCAAGTAATTGCAAAAGAACGTTAAATACGTCTTCATGTGCTTTTTCAATTTCATCAAATAGAATAACACAGTGTGGTTTTCTTCTAACTTTTTCAGTTAATTGACCACCTTGTTCATAACCAACATATCCAGGCGGTGAACCAATTAATTTAGATACCGAATGTTTCTCCATATATTCAGACATATCCATTCTAATCAAAGCATCCGAATCTCCAAAAACTTGTTCAGCTAATAACTTAGCCAACATAGTATTATGTGATAATATACCATTTGTATAATATCGCATATTAGAATCTTTTTTTAGTTCAAGGTCGTACATTATTTCTTCATAACCTAAATTAGTTAATTCTATAACTTCTGTTTCGGATAATAAATTATTTTCGTTAACACAAATAAAATCACCAATTTTTAAATCCTTAACAAAGACCTCTATTAAACCATCTTTTTCAAAATTTTCTTCATTGTAGTTTTGTTTAAATACAATATGGTTATCAGCACATTTAAGCTCTTTTCCATCACTCAACCTAAGTTGATATACTTCATAAGGTATTGTTTCATGTAACGCTTCTATATCAACAAACCCTTCATCAGTTAATACCTCATAATCAGTTACTTTAGTAGTTTTTGTTATTTTTTTTAATGATTCAAACTCATGTTTATTAAATAATAAAACATTATCACCAACTCTTTTTTCTATTTCTTCTACCCTATTTAATGGTTTAATAAACCCATTCATTTCAAACAATTCATAATCTAATGTTTCAAATCTATTTGCGTATGAATTATTATATTTACATAACACACCATTATCTTTTAATTCGATTACCGTCACATTTACAGGTGTTGAACCTAAATCTAGGTTATATGTCTCGTCTACTTTAATTTCTTTTTTCATTTTTTTTATTAACAAAGATACTATTTTTTATTTAAAAATTCAATACATTTATTTATCATTTCTTGTTTATTTTTTTTATAATCTGATTCATTTATATGTAATACATCATACCCAGATTCTATTATCATTTTATCTCTTTTATCTTCTCTAAGATTGTTTTCTGGTGTATTTCTATGATAATAAGTACCATCGAATTCGATTATTCTTTTTTTATTTTTTAAAAAAAAATCTGGTAATATAACCCCATTATCTAACCTCAATCTATATTCATTATTTTTACCACTTTCATCATTAGAACCATTGTTATAAGTTGCAAAATATAATTCACCATCAATAAATTCTTTATTTAATACACCCCAGAATAATTCTTGAGATATTTTACTAAAATTACTCCTTTTATAGTTAGTTAACCATTTTATCTGTCTTTCATTAAACTTATTTAACCCATTAATTTCACCATATTTTTGAATACATATATCTAAACTAAAGGTTGTTTGTCTTTCTTTTATTTTTTCTTTACTTTGTTCATAAGTAAAACCTAAATTAATCCAATATTCTAAATTAGATGGTAATAACCTTTTATCATAATCAATATATTTTATAGCGTTTAATTGATTATCACGCACCTTTTCTTTAGCTTCAGCCTCATTATACCCCTTATCAACCCAAAACTCAATTTGAGTTGGTGTTTTGCAAATGTCTTTTATCTCACTTTCGGAGTAACCGTTAACCTTCAAGTTTTCTTTACTAACAATAAACCTATTTTTAACCAATAATGATTTATTCGATTGAATATCGGATATATTTTTATTTGCTTCATCTACAGAATAACCATTTTTTAACCAAGAATCAATAGATAATACACTACTACTTTTTATATTTTCCCTTACATCTTTTATTTTTTTTTCACCAATATCATGTGGCAAAAAAGAACGATATAAATCACGAGTTTTTTCTTTATGTGTACCACAATTAAGATTCGAACATTTAATTATTTTATAATAATATTCATCATTTTTATTACAAATATTTATCTTCGTTAATTCTAAATTATTTTTACATTTTCCACATTTAGGAATATCAGCACTAGTGAATACTACACCATTAAATTTTATTGTTTCAAGATTATTAAAAATAATTTCTTTTTTTTTATCAGATTTAGTTTTGATAGCTTTATTAGCTCTTTCACTAGTTATTAAACTAATTTTTCTACGCCCCTCATCACTAGTCCAGCCACGTTCTAACCAAAATTCAAGTTTCAATAGATTAGATTTTTTAAAACCAAATTTACTTGGTAACCATCGGTCAAATCTATTCCATTGAATAACACCCTCATCAGTTAACATAATATTATAAATGTTATTAATTTTGTTTATCATTGTTTGGTTTGAAAAATTTATCTTATCATTAATTTCACTTAAATAAGTGATAAACTCATCTTGTGTTTTAAAAATTTCACTAACCTCTCTTTTTTTTCTTTCTTTTAAAATTTGCATATCTATTATGTTTAATAATAAATATAACAAACTTTATAATAAGTCAACTGGTTAATGACTTTTTTTAAGTTGAACTGGTATTAGTTAATGTTTTATTCTAGTTTTCAATTCATCTATATTAATATTATCAACTAAACCAGTAGTTTTATTTCTTATAACTATCTGAGTATCAGAACAAAAACACTTACCAACTCCAGTAGGGCCTAAGAAAATAAAAGAACCAACTGGTTTGTTTTTATCTTTGATACCGATACGATTACGTTTAATTGATTTAACAACTTTTTCAACAGCCGCATCTTGGCCAATAATTTTACCCATAAGTTCCTTATCCATGTTGATAAGACGTTTGCTTTCTTGAGTTGATATTTTGGTTAAAGGAATTCCAGTCATTATTGAAACAATTTCTGAAATTATTTCCACACCGATTTCGGTTGTTTTATTTTCTAGTTCATTTCCCCAAGAATCCATCGCAATTTTTAAATCACTAATAACTTGTTTCTCATCATCGCGAATCTTAGCAGCCTCTTCATATTTTTGTTTTTGAACAACATCTTTTTTCTTCTCGATAAGTATTCTTTTCTTTTCTTCCAGAATTTTTATTTCTTCTGGTTTTTCAACACTAACATTGGTGCTTGCACCAGCTTCATCCATAACGTCAATCGCTTTATCGGGCATACTTCTATCCATTATGTAACGAGCAGATAATTTAACACACTCATCAATAGCTTCTTCACTGTATATTACCTTATGATGTTTTTCATATTTTTCCTTGATATTCATAAGTATTATTTTAGTTTCAGCCAGTGTTGGTTCTTCAACTAAAATTTGTTGGAATCGTCTTGTCAAGGCTCCATCTTTTTCAATATTTTCACGATATTCATCTAATGTGGTTGCACCAATTATTTGAATTTCACCCCTAGCCAATGCTGGTTTGAAAATGTTAGAAGCATCAAGTGACCCAGAAGAGTTTCCAGCACCAACGATTGTATGTAATTCATCGATAAATAAAATCACATCTGTGTTTGCTTTACATTCTTCTAATATTGCCTTCATTCGCTCTTCAAACTGACCACGATATTTTGTACCAGCTACTACTGAGGCTAAATCCAAGGTAAAGATTCTTTTATTAATAAGAGTTCTTGGAGCTTCACCATCTTTGATTAGTTGAGCGAGACCTTCTACTATGGAAGTTTTTCCGACACCTGGTTCACCGATAAGGATTGGGTTGTTTTTCTTTCTCCTTGATAAGATTTGAGAAAGCCTTTTTATTTCAACTGAACGCCCAACAACTGGGTCTATTTCACCTTTTTCAACAGCTTTCGATATATCTCTACAGAAGTTATCTAAAACAGCTGTTTTACTTTTGGTGTCAGTAAATTTACTTTTCTTTTTAGGTAATTCATCATCGGGCATTTCATCACCTTCATATGCGTTAAAATCGCCATCCATTTCTTTCATCATTTTTTTAAAACTATTATAATTTACTTTATATGTTTCCCTAAGGATTTCGGTTGTTGGTAGTGACTTTGACAAAATCGATAACATAATATGTGTTGTATCAATCATATTATGGTTTAAGATAGCGCATTCATTGTCAACAGATTTCATAACGATTGTTGTTTCATCAGAAAAAGGTAAAGCTTTTCTATTATTACCAATTCTAGGTGTTAAATCCACTTTTCTTATGTACTCATGTATCCTAGCATAAAGGTCCTTGGTATCGACTTTTAATCTCTTAAGAACTTTAACAACCTCATTGTCGTCATCAACTAACATTGACATCACTATATGTTCTGGCCTAAGTTTGGTATCGTTAAAAGATTTGGCTTCTTTCATTGATTTAGACATAATCACTTTTACTTTTGGAAATACTTCTCTTTGCATAGCTTCTTTGTACAAATATACTATATTATTTTCAATCAAACAATACTTGATTGTTTAGATAAATATTAGTATCTTTACTTAAAAGTAAGTCTTGATGATTTAAGACTAAAATAACAAAATAAAACGAAAAGAAAAACTATGATTCTTAAAAAACACGAAAAAAACGGAATAACAAAAGCAATGTATTCATCATCAACAGTATGTGCTTCAATTTTTAATTCAGAAAATAGAGACTTAACAGTAATTTTCAAAAATGGTGGTCAATATAGATACCCCTTGGTTGAATTAACTGATTATATGAGGTTAGAAACAGCTGATAGTGTGGGTTCAATATTTAATACTTATATTAAAAAGAAATATCCAAAATTTGAAAAATTAGTTTCATTGACTGAAACGGCTATCAACACAATTTTAAAAGAAATCGATGAGTTAAAGACTGAAGTTGAGGATAAACCTTCAACTGAAAAAATGTCTAAAGAACTGATTGAAACTATGTCTTCAATGGTTACTCATTATATAGGTTCTGGGAAAATTGAAAAAGCCATGATAACTAAATTGACCGATAAAATAACGAGTTACAATAATTTAGATAACACACCACAATAATGAATAAATTAGATTTAGGTTATCAAGCACTTCTTAAAGATATCCTCGATAACGGTGTTGAAAAAAAAGACCGAACAGGTACTGGGACATTATCAGTTTTTGGTAGACAAATACGCCATAAAATGTCAGACGGTTTTCCATTAATTACAACCAAGAAAATGCCGTTTAAAACAATTGTAACGGAATTGCTTTGGTTTCTTAATGGAGACACAAATATAAAAGATTTGGTTGATAATGGGTGTAACATTTGGAATGGAGACGCTTATAAAAGATTCTGTAACGAAATGGTTACGGCTTACGATACTATGGTTGCTAATAACCCTACTAGAGATTTTCAACCTTTTGAAGTGTTGTTAAGTCTAGACTTATTTATTAAGAAAATCAAAACCGATGATGATTTTGCTAATAAATGGGGTAATTTAGGGCCAATTTATGGGGCACAATGGAGAAAATGGGAAAACACTATAGTGAACTACACCTTAACAAATGGTAATAAAGGAAAAAGTTTTACCGAAAGAAATATAGACCAAATCTCAATTCTAATCAAAGACCTTAAAACAAATCCAGATTCAAGAAGACTTATGGTAAACGCTTGGAATGTAAGTGATTTAGACCAAATGGTGTTACCACCATGTCACTATGGTTTTCAAGTTTATACAAGAGAGCTGAGTGTAGAAGAAAGGATTGAAGAATTAGTTAAAAGAACCAACTCCAAAGAAATTCTACCTTTTAGGATGGGTAGTATTGAAGAAGACTTTTTAGAACCATTCAATATACCTAAAAGAGCGTTATCTTTAATATGGAACCAACGTAGTGTAGATACCTTTTTAGGTCTTCCATTCAACATCGCTTCTTACGGTTTATTATTAGAGATATTAGCCAAAGAAGTTAATATGATTCCTGATGAATTAATAGGAAATTTAGGTGACACACATTTATATTTAAACCATCTTGAACAAGCTAAAGAACAAATTGGTAAAAAAATGACTTCCGAGGAAAGAAATCAATGGCATTTAGATGTTAGGTGTGGTGGTGACAAGACAGCAAGTAAAATTTGGGCTGATTATGAATTAGACCAACAGGACGTACCGACACATACGAGAACACCTTACCCACTACCAACATTGTTTATAAACACTGAATTCTGGCAAACAGAAACGGGTGAGTGTGGTATTGGTAAATTAGCAACAAACCTAAAAGGGTTTGAAATAAGTGATTTCTCAATCGAAGAATATAAATCACACACACAAATAACAGCAGAACTATCAAATTAAAAACTATGAAAGAAACATTAAAAGCCAAATTGCTTAAAGCATTAAAATTAAAGTACTTAGCCGAAATAAGTGAATCAGAAGCAACATTAATGATTTATTTTAATAACCCTGTTGGGATTGGAGAACACCCACAAATTTTAGAAGAAATGGATAAATTAGTTGAAAAAATAACTAGCGCAAATGATAAGCTAGATAGATTAGGTCTGGTTTATGAAACTATCTAATATTTTTGATGAAAAAAATATTATTTTTATTTTTATTAATAACCAATTTGGTTTATGGTCAAGCTTATATTATAAGCCAAATTGGTTATTCACCAAAACCGCTAACAGGGACTTTGGTTCCCGCAGTTGATGACGCTGTATATGGACCATTCCCAATTGGGTTTCAATTTTGTTATTGGGGGGACCCATATACACAATTTTATATTGGTAGTAATGGGTGGGTTGGTTTTACTGTACCTCAATCAGCATCTTTTACTAGTCAATTGATTCCTAGTACTAATTTTTTGGTACCTAAGAATTGTATTATGGGCCCTTGGTATGATTTAAATCCTGGGATTGCTGGTTCAAATCCACCATCACCAATACAATATATTTATTATCAATTGTACGGGGTTTCACCAAATAGACATTTGGTTGTGAGTTGGAATAATTCACCTCTTTATCAATGTACTGGTTTACGAGGAACCCAACAAATTATTCTTTATGAAAACGGGATTATCGAGAACAACATACAACAAAAAAGAGTGTGTTTCACTTGGGCCAATGGAACAGCAACTCAAGGACTTCACAATATAAACGGGACCCAAAGTGTCGTTGTTACAGGAAGGAACTCAACACAGTGGGCGGTTCTATCAACTCAACCCGAATCATGGAGATATACACCGAACTTTCCTATCGTTTATCCATGTTGTCCACAACCACCAAATAATAATTTAATTAATGAAATTTTACACAACTAATATATATTTATAGATAAATGATTATGAAAAAACTAGTTTTACTTTTAATAATGTTTCTGCCTTTGATTTCGATAGCGCAATTAACAACATTTAACCCCGATACAGTTTGTATCAATTCAACAAATCCATCAACTTATGAGGTAGCAAACACTGCTGGACATAGTTATACATGGACCACAACTGGAAGTTTATTATCTGGTCAAGGAACAAACCAAATCTCTGTTGATTGGAGTACTGAACCAGCTGGTTTAATCAATAACGCTATTAGCGTTTTTGCTACCAGTGCAGACGGATGTATCAGTGGTATTGTATTTTTAAATGTGCTAATCTATAACGTAGCTCCAACGATTGTTCTGGCGAGTTTTTGTGAGGGAGAACCTTGCGAACCACTTGTCGGTTCACCAACTGGTGGTGTATGGTCTGGTGTTAACGTAGTTAACGGAGAGTTTTGTCCGACAACTGCTGGAACTAGCTCTGTGACTTATACAGTAACAGTTGATGGGTGCGTGTTTACCACGACTGTTAACAACTTTGTGGTTAATCCAACCCCAATCTTGTTAAACATCTCACACAACTGATGAAACTTCTGTATGTAACTCTATTTCTATTAATATCAAACCTTCTATCATCACAACAAGTAATTGATTTGTGTTTGAATAAGAATTCAGAATTTACGTATACAGTAACCTCCAGCGTCCCAAACACAACATTTTATTGGGAATTGGGTAAAGAACAATTATATGGTCAGAAAGTCATTATTGATTGGACTGAATATGGGATTGGAACATACACATTAACTGTTTTTGGAATAGCAAATGGATGTCGTTCATTAACGTTACGTTACACAATAATTGTAACAGAATGTTCAACGATTTACATACCTTCTGCTTTTACACCTAACGGTGATGGGTTAAACGATACTTGGTTCCCTATCGGTGACGGGTGGGAAGAAATAGAAGTTTTGATATTTAATAGATGGGGAGAACTTATTTTCGAATCTCATAACCCTAAAGGATTTTGGGATGGAACTTATCTAGGAAAACCTATAATAGTTCAAAACGATATTTATGTTTACAAAGTAACTTGGAAAGGTTTTGGTAATCCCCTTCAAGCTTTTTATGGAAATTTAACAATAGTAAATTAATAAAATCAATAAAAGCATTCATTTGGGTGCTTTTTTGTTTTTAAAGATATTTATAAGAAAAGAATTTAAAATGGCAAACCTTAACGATATAAATAGTGTCATAGTTCCAGCTCAATCACCTAATTTGACTGCACATACGTATAACGAAATTTATGGTGGTTCTGCTGGATGTACAATAACAGTTAACGGGGTTTCCGTCTCTGTTGGTGCTAGTTCTTCGATTAATATTTGGGTTAGAACAGTTAGTGGTGGAAACGGATGTTTTCTTTTAGGTGAAAGACAAGATGTCTTTCAAGGTAGTAGAATAGTCATGTAAATTAAACCATATTTATATAAAATAAATGAACATAAATAAACGATAAAATGAAGAAAGATATTAGAATCACCCCAATTGGTCTTAAAGGAAATGAAATCAACGAACGAATGAAAACTTTGATGGGTATTCAACCAATTAATGAGAACAAAAAAAATATTGTTATTGAGTTAACAAAGATGGGGCCTGATGGTAACGCCTACGCAATCGTAAGAGAAAATCACGAATGGTATATTAAAAAAGCCACAAAAAAAGATGGTTTGATTGCTGAAGATTTTAAATACATCGGAGGTTTGATGAATAAAAAATCAGAATCATATCCTTCATATAGCAAAGCTATAAAACAATTAAACTTAAAATTTAATAGTTTAGCTGAAGCATATAATTTCGAAGGAGAAATTAATATTTTTGAAAACGATAATCTTATATCAGAAGATATTGCTGGGTATTCTGAAATGAAAACTAGCGGTTTTAGTGGTGAAGGTAACCTAGAAGGTAATACCTCTATGACAGAGACAGAGGAAGAAGTAGTAACTGAAGAAGAAGACGAAGATGAAGATGAAGATGAAGATGAAATGTCTGAATCTGAAAAAGCTGTTGACGCTATGTTAACTACCGAGGTTCGAGGTCCGTGGTCGTATAATAAAAACGATGATGAAGATGAAGATGATTCAGAAGTGAAAGAAGGGGAAGACGAAGAAGAAGAAGAAGAGGAAGAAAAAGAGGAAGAAGTAGTAACTGAAGGAAAACTTTCTATCGAGAACGCTATTAGTAAAATGGATTTTCTTATCGATAATTTAACTAGAGGTTTAAAAAAAAAAGTTTAATCAGTAATTTAACTGAAGAAACTAGATATAAATTGAAATTAGCTGGCTCGAATCCAGAGCCAGCACCTCAACCAGAACCACCTATGGGTGGTGGTGGAATTGATGCGGCACCGATTGATGATATGGGTGGTGAAACCCCTTCAAATGAAAAACCGTTTGATGACGAACCGTTTGATGCTGGTGTTGACGTTGATGAAGAGTCGGACCCAAAAAACTTTATTGAAAAACTTACTGGGAAATTAGGTCAATCACTTAGGAAATATAATGATTCACAAGGACAACCAGATTTCGAGTTAGAAAAATTTGCGATAAATTCATTATTATCAGCAACACATACTTCCGAAATGGATAGTGAGGACCAAAAAGATATTATTAATAAAATTAAATCAGCTGGTGATATTGATTCAACATCGGATAATGATGATGATGATGAATCTATTGACGAACCTATTGATGAACCTTCTGAGGAAGAATTAGAAGAACCTTCTGAGGAAGAATTAGAAGAATACCGTGTGTTCGAACAAACTGAAGTAGAAAAAAATAATCCTGATTTATATCCAAAAGGTTGGAAAGAAATGGATGGGATGTTTTTAAAGGACCCTAAAAAAAATAACATGTTTCAACCAGGTTCTAATGATGAGTTAAATGAATCATGTTGGAAAGGCTATGAGCAAATTGGTATGAAAGATAAGAACGGGAGACAAGTCCCTAATTGTGTTCCAATCAAAGAAGGTAAAAATTTGGGGATATCAACTAAAAAGAGTATATTTGGTAAGGCTTATCTTAAAGCTAAACTTAACGAAACTTTTAATCAAGAAGATGATATGAATCAACCAGAAATAGAAACAGAACCAGCACCAGTTATTACACCAACAAAACCATCTGAAAAACCGATGGTACAACCTTCTAGAAGGGATAAACCATTTCTACCTATACCTAACGTTCAACCAGACCCAAAAGCCGTTAAATAAGTATGGAGAGTCTTTATTTGATATATATTAATGTCGTTGGAAAAGATTATAAAGGTAACCACCTTTACGAATTTATCTTTTCCGATACATTAAAAAACATTGATGGTGAGGAATGGGATTGTATTCCAGCCTCTGGGCGACCACTTCCACCTAACGAAAAATTTATAAAAAAAGTTGGTAGTTTGGTATCTGAATTGAAATTAGATACAGTACAAGAAAGTGACACTTTTGCGGTTTGGGATGCTGTTGATGGTGTAATAGCTTTAGGGTGGGAGAATATGAATGCTTATGAATCATACCCAGAAAACAGAATATCTTTTAAGTTTGGTGAAGAAATAAAAATTGTTGAAGAAAAGTTATACGAAAAAGACCTAATATTAAATTATAAATAAGAAACAGATGGATAATGATAAACTTCAAATAGATATTGATACAAAAACATTAAATAACCCAACCCAAACAAAAGACTTGGCGAATCTGCAAAAATCAAACCCTAATGTTGAATTTAACTTGGATGGAAAGGAAGCGAATTCCACAACATCATCAACTTCAATGGCTATGGGTGAAAACGAATCAGTTATCGAAATAAAAGACCAATCACCTATACAGTTTTTATCAAATGTTAAAGATAGTAAAAGCGGTGAGGTTTCTCAACCGTTTAATATCGGAGATAAAAAATACCAAATGGTTAGAGGTATAGATTCTAATGGTGAAATTAAAATGGCTGTTTATTGCCATAATGATTTAAATGAAGCTGGGGAAAACATTATTCACCCTACTGAATATTTTGAAGAAAATATCGCATCTCCAATGAGAGAAACTATGGGTATGGTTGGTCAAAACATTCAAGTAAACGATGGTTATGAACATGCAGCCGTGGAAAGAGAACATAACGATAACGAGGCTTTTATGGACCATTTAAATTTGGTTGATATAAGTCCAGAGTTTAAAATCTTCTTTGTTAACACAAAAACAGGTGAAATAACTGGAAAGTTTAGAAACTCTGAAGAAATGGCAAAATCTGGTGTTAGTCTTGGACAAGACGAAAACTTCATGAGTCCAAGGACTTTGAAAAAATTTAGATTTGGAAATTATTTCAAGAAAAACATGACGGAAGAACTTGGTCCAGAAGATGCTGGCACTGATGTACCTAAATTACAAAACGATGTTAAAAGGTTAACAGCACTAATCAAGAATAAATTTAGTATGTATTTAACTAAATTAGATAAACCAATTGAACAAGCACAGTTTTTAACAGCTATGGCTCAAGAAATTGGTGTCCCTTTAAATAAATTGAATACTATAATAAACACTTATAGAGATATCGCAAAAAATGATACACAACCAGCTGTTGTTGAACGAAAAATTATTTCGAAAAAAGCTCTAGAAGAAAGTTTATTTGAAAAGAAAGTTATAAAAGTTATTAAAATCAAAGACATTAAATAATGGACAAATATAGAAAATTAGTTGAGGACGCATTAAATAAAGCAAAAAACGTTAACAAATTAAGCGTTAAGAGATTAAACGAAAGCGTGGTATACCCAGAGGGTATGTCAGAAAGAATGCACCCTCAACTAGAAAAGGATTTAATAGATAGAACACATTCATTAGGTAAACATCCAATTTTTCCAGAAGGTGATGAATCAAGTTTTGAAGAAAAAATAATGGGTGAACGTTTTAAGGAAGTTACTACTCGTTGTAAAAGAGCTTTTGATACAGATACTGTTGATTCCAAAGTCTTGATGAGAGATATGATGTCTATGGTAAAAGATTCTATGGAAATGGAATCTAAACACAAGAAAGCCTTAGAAAAATTAGCTGAAGAAATGATTAGAGAGGAATATGATATTAGTAAAGATGTTGTTGAAATTCATTGTGAATTAAGTTCAAAAATTAATATGGTTGGGACAAAGAAAACACCTAAACCAATGGCTTCAGAAATGCAATTTAAGAATCATGATGAAATGATTAACTCAAAAGATGAGGTTTATAAAAGACGTTTTATCAACGCAATGATTCAGGGTGCGGCTAAGAAATGTAACCACATGTTCCATATGGTAGATGACGAACTTACAGAAATGGACCCTAGATTACCCAACAAGTATTCTAAAATGATGGCAGCAGCCGATTATATGTATTACGTTATCCCAGAAATGGAAAACGGTGTGAATGGTGGTGTTGTTAGAGTTCAATTTCCAACTGCTTCAAACCCTAAAGCTGTTATCCACGCACAAGCTATGGTTTTCCCAGTTTTAATACACGAACTAGTTAAGGGGGTTATGGAGCTTATTTCTGGTCATGGTTTACCAAAAAATAAAAAAATGGGTGAATATGTCATCGGGAAAGCAGATTTTCTAGCGGCTGAACCTTGGGATATGAGATTAGGTCCAGGTATTTGGGAACGTTTCACCAAAATGATTGAACCAGACGATTTTAATTTAAAACATCAAATTTACATGGAGCTTATCAAGTTACCAATTTTGGAATTTAATAGAAACATGAGAGAAATAATGGCTGGAACAAAAGAAGCGAAAAAAATAGTTTCAAAAATTGTTGATGAGATAAAAGAAGGATTAAAAGAAGATGAGTTTAATGAAGTGATGAATGAAATTAGTTCAAAAAATGATGAAATAACTAATATAAACTCTGAAGAATCTGAAGGTTTTGATTTATCAGACCTTTTAGGTGGTTCAAATAACACGGACCCAGATATCGAATCAGAAGGTTTTAGTTTTGATGAATTATTTTAAACTATTCTAAACTGTTTTTATATCCATTTAAGGCCCCAATTGGGGCCTTAATTGTTTCTGGGTGGCTGTTTTACCGTGATTAACATATTTATATATAAAATCTATGTTAACAACTATTGAAATATTTAAGGAATTTGCCAAATGTTTGACCAATCCAATTTATGGTATAGAAACTTATTTAGAAACTTTTGATAAGACCCAAGAAGGTTTTGTTCCGTTTAATTTATTCCCTAGACAAAAAGAGATAATTTACGGATACGAAAAATATAGACATAATTTAGTAACAAAACCCAGACAAGCTGGTGTTTCAACAACGACAGCGGCTTATATGTCAATGAAAGTTGGTTTTGCTGATGAAGATAACCCAGAAGCGGTTCTAATTATTGCGAATAAACAAGAATTAGCTTTTGAATTTTTAGCTAAAATAAAAGATTTCTTAAGTCAACTACCTAGATGGGTTTGGGGTTCTGAATATTATGGTAACCCAAAAAATGAAGCTAAATCTATTTTTTTAGTTGACTCCAAAAAAGAAATAAGATTACCGAACGGAAGTAGAGTTAAAGCTGTTGCGACATCTAAAGATGCTTTGCGTGGTTTTACACCAACGTATCTTATAATGGATGAGGCTGCGTACATCGATAACGGAGCTGTAGTTTTTGGTGCAGCGTTTACCGCTTTGGGTTGTTTAACTAAAGATTCATTAATATTAACTGAAAATGGTTTGGTTGAAATGGATGAATTAGTTTCCGAAAAAGAAAAAATAGGTTTTACTCATTTAGATATCCCACACAAGGTTTGTAATAAGGATGGTAATATAGTTAACGCTACAGAAACATTTGTTAGTGAATACGGACAAACTTTTAAGATAAAAACAAAATTAGGTATTGAATTAGAAGGTAGTTGGAAACACCCTATTTTAATAGATAGGGGTGGTACCGAGATTTGGGTGCGTATGAATGAATTAATTATTGGTGATAAACCAATAATTCAATATGGTCAACAATATTTTGGTAATAATGGTAATTTTGACTTTTCATTTGTAAAACAACCAAACAATAAAAATATTTTTATACCGAAGAATTTAAGTGATAATTTAGATTTTTCTTATTTACTAGGGTTATTCGTTGCTGAAGGTAATTTTACTAGTAGAGGTATTTGTATAACAAACACTGATGAATATATAACTGATTTTTTATTAACTGATAAAGCTAAATTAGGTAACTCTTTTAATAAAATAGATGACAGACATTATCAATTCCACTCAACAGAGTTGGTAGCTTGGTTTAAAAAATTTGGTTTAGATAAACATAATGCTAGAGATAAAGAAATACCTTTAGCGTTATTAAAAATGCCTAAAAATGTTATAAAATCATTTTTACAAGGTATGTTTGATGGTGATGGTATGTCAACTCATAAAGATATTAAATATTCTAGTACATCAAAAAAATTAATAAAAACATTACAAACATTATTACTTAATTTTGGTATTGTATCACATATTAAATACGAAGAACAAAAAACTTCTGATTCATCTATAATATCAAATAAAAAACATATTTGTAAAATTTATAATTTAAAAATATATTCAAATTACGCTATAAAATTTTATGATGAAATAGGTTTTAGGTTAGAAAGAAAACAAAAAAATAGAGAATATTTATTAAACAAAAAACAAAATTCAAGGTTTGTTAATGTTAACCAAAATGAAATATTAGAAGTATTAAAAAATAACGGTATATTAAAACCTAAATTTAGGTTTTTAGAAAGATTTTGGGTATCAAAATTTAATAGATTAAGTGTTGATTCATTAAATCGTTTAATAGAATTATTACCTAACGATGTTTTTTTATTATCATTAAAAGAAGATATAAAAAAACAAGAATTATTTTATATTGATGAAATAATTTCTATTGATGAATCGGAAGATTATACTTATGATTTACACGTACCAGAAACGAATTCATTTATTTCAAATGGTATTATAAGCCATAATACTGGGGGTAAAGCGATACTTATATCAACACCTAACGGTATGGATATGTTATATTACGCAACATACGATTTAGCTAGGAAGGGTAAGAACGATTTTAATATCATTGAAATGAAATGGTATGAAGATTTACGTTATAATAAAGATTTAAGATGGATTAAAGAAACTGAGGGTGAAGGGGGTGATATAGTTGAAGCAGAAACAGAATTCACATTCGAATCATACGATGCAAGAATACTAGACAACTGGAAACCAACATCTACATGGTATGAAGACATGGCTCGTGGTATGAATAATGACGCAAAAATGATTGCACAAGAATTAGATGTTTCATTTATTGGTTCTGGTGGTAATATCATCGATGAAAAATATATTCAATACCAAAATAAATTTAATGTAAAAACCCCAATATCAACCAAAGGTAATAAAAACGAAATTTGGATTTGGGAATTACCAATAGAAGGACATCAATATATTTTGGGTTCTGACGTTGCAAGGGGTGATGGGGAAGATTCATCAACAATTGTTATTATTGATTTTACTACGATGGAACAAGTTATGGAATATCAAGGTAAAATTCCACCAGATTTACTAGCTCAATTAATTGAAGAATACGGGAATATGTATAAAGCATATTCAGTTATTGATGTTACTGGTGGTATGGGTGTTCCAACAGTATTAAAATTATTGGAATTCGAATATAAGAGATTACATTATGATAATCAAAACGGTAAAATTTTATCTGCAAGACAGAGAGAGTTAACTCACTACGATAAAGATAATAAAACCCCAGGATTTCACGCAACTTCCGTTCGTTTACCAATGATTTCAAATCTTGAATTCAAAATAAGAACCAACGGGGTTAAAATACGTTCAGCTAGGATGACATCTGAGATGAAAACATTCATCTATAAAAACGGTAGGCCAGACCACGCTGAAGGTGCTCATGATGATTTACTCATGGCTTTAGCTATGGTACTTTGGGTGATGGAACATTCTTTTAAAAGCTTAGAAAGATTAGAGAAACAAAATAAAGCTATACTAAACGCTTGGTTGGTTGGGGCTCAACAAAGTCCACAAGAATTAGAAACAGAAAAAGGGAGTGGTTTTGTTAGTAAAGAAAACAGAAATATAAAATCAAATCAAAAACCTAAATTTAATCATGTTGTTGGTAGGAATACGCAAGACCCAACTGGTCAATATTTGTGGTTATTTAGTGGGTCAAAATAAATTTTAAACTATGAATAGAAAAAATAATTGTAATCGAGTTTTTGTTGATAAAGGATATCTCCCTAGTATGTATAGTTGGTCGCCTGGTTGTCCAGATTTTACCAAGAAAAAAAGAACTCAAAATATTAATAATAGTAACCATTCACGAATTCTGTATTGTTCAGCAATAGCTGGGTCTCAAGGAGAGGATTGGTTTACAACATACGTTTATTCGTTAGGGTTTGTAAATAATATTCAATCTCATTTTGCTTATGTTGAATGTGATTATGTTGAGTAATCCTTTATTTTAAAAATATCTATATTAAATTAATTAAAAATCATTTTAAATGGCAGAGAATAAAAAACTAACAGTCTTTCAAAAACTTGGACAAATTGTAGGTCCAGATAAATCTAAAGTTGTTCAAAAACAACCGCAAACACAAAGATATAACATCGGAAATGATGTATTATTAAAAACAGATAATAAAGCTGATTTCGATAGAGCTAAATTACAGGCCCAACAAAATAAATATTTGGGTGGTTTGTGGAAAAAAGTTGAAAGTGGTTTATTCCAACAATCAATTAATTACGAAACAACACGTATTGGTTCTTATTCAGATTTCGAAGCTATGGAATTCTACCCAACAATCGCAGCTGCTTTAGATGTAATGATGGAAGAATCAACTACTTTAAATGATAAAGGTAGGGTAATGAATATTTACTCTGACAGTAAAAGAGTTAAAGGTATATTAGAAGATTTATTTTTCAATAGACTAGACTTACACGTGTCTTTACCGATGTGGACTAGAAACACGGTTAAATACGGTGATAATTTTGTGTTTTTAAATATCGATGAAAAATATGGTATTTTAAGTACAAAACAAATGCCTAATTATGAAATGGAGCGTATGGAAAGCGGTTTATTTGATATGATTACTGGTAATGAAGCTATTAATGGTGAGGGTACTTCTTCAGATAAAACAAAATTTATATGGAGAAGTAATAACGTTGAATTTAATTCATGGCAAATTGCCCATTTTCGTTTGTTAGGTGATGATAGAAGATTACCTTACGGTACATGTTTAAAATATAATTCTAGAGTTGAGACAAGTGAGGGGTATAAGGAGATAAAAGATATTGTTATTGGTGATATGGTTTATTCATTTGATGAGATGAATCAAGTGAAAGT